GTCGCCGACGATGCAGCCAAGCCGGAGCTGGTCAGCACCGGGAAGCTCGATGCCCTCTCAGACATCATCCAAGACTACGTTCTGGAGGGCAAGAAGAAATTGGTGATCTTCGCCCGGTTCATCCCGGAGGTCTCGGAGATCATCAAAAGGTCGGAGAACATCATCGGAAAGAGCGGCATGAAAACGGTGGCCATTTACGGAGCCATCCCGAAAGAGCAGCGGGGCGACATCGTCCAGCAGTTCCAGAAAGACCCCTCCACGATGGTCCTTGTCGGCCAGATCGACACGGCGGGCACCGGCATCACCCTGACCGCAGCCGACACCTGCGTCTATTATAGCGTAACATTCAATTACGCTACCTACTCGCAGAGCCTCGCCCGCATCCACCGTATCGGCCAGCGCAACACCTGCACATACATCCACCTCGTAGCCGAGAACACCGTGGACAGCACCATCCTCAAGTCCCTGAGCAAAAAAGAGGATCTCGCCAAAACGGTGGTCGATGACTGGAGGCAGTTCTTTTGAAAATCTACATCGTGGACGGCACCCCGGTTTTAGACGGCACCCCGAAAGAGCTGGCTCAGTATCAGCACATGGTGCAGCAGCTGGCGGTGTACGATGCCTACCAAAAATTGCTCAAAGCTATCGCCGAGGGGAAACCGCCCGGCGGGCAGCTTGAGGATAAACCACCCGCCCGGAAGCGGGCACCCCAGAAAAAGAAAAGAAAGGATGAGAGCAATGAATAATCACGACTCGCCGCCACGTCCTGTTATTGCCTTGGACTTCGACGGCACCATCTGCCAGAACGCCTACCCGGACATCGGCGAACCGAACTGGCACGTCATCGAAAAAGCCAAGCAGTGCCAAGAGCAGGGTGCATACCTGATTTTATGGACCTGCCGGGGCGGGCAGATGCTGGAAAAGGCCGTAGCCGCTTGCACCGAATGGGGCCTGACGTTCGACGCGATCAATGAGAACCTCCCGGAGTGGCGCGAGGCATACGGCACAGACCCCCGGAAGATCGGTGCAACCGAATACTGGGACGACCGCTCGGTCATCGCAGACGGAACCTGCGTCCTCCGCAGTTCTCGGTGCGCAGCTGATCATGCAGAATGGGAGGCTCGCAAATGCTCGGAGCAATCCTGACCATCGCAGTCCTCGTAGCCATCGGAGCCTTTGGATACCTTCTCTGCCGGAAAGCTGGCGAAGCTGACGATCGGGCAGAGCAAGAGCAAATAGAACGCCTGAACAGAAAGGAAGAACACAAATGACACTGTTAGACATGGTACGCGATTACCAGAGCCTTCTGGAGCGCAAGGAAGAACTGGCCGATGAGGTCAAGGCCAACAACGCCCTGATCGAGGAAGCCAAAGCGAACATCTCTCAGCAGATGATCGACGATGACTGCCCCTCGATCTCGGTCGGCGGCTTCAAGTTCACCCTGACCCCCAAGACCATCTACAGCAAGAAGTCCGAAGCGGAGCTGGCCAGCGAGGGCATCAATTTCTTTGAAACCCTCCGGGGCGAGGGCCTCGGCGACATCATCGTGGAGAGCGTGAACACCCGCACCCTACAGTCCACCATCAAGGCATACGTCGAGGAAAACGACGGCCTGAGCGAGGACCTCGCCAAGTGCATCAGCATCTTCGACACCTACGACATCACCCGCCGCCGTGAGAGCAGCCGGGCCACCAAGGGAGGAAAGAAATAATGGCAAACCAGAACTACCAGCAGACCGAGATGGATCTGCGCACCAATCTCCAGCAGGACGTGGACTGCCGGGTGGCCAGCGTGATCGATGATACCTACGATATGCTCAAGGATTACAACCCGCCCGCCGTGCGCAACCGCCACGAGGCATACGGTATCGCCGCCGACAACTTCACCCGGATCAGCGCAAAGGTCAAGTCCGTTCGGAATGACATGGACACCCTTCTCAGCACCTTGGCGAATCCCAACTACCCGGCAGTCGAGGCGGTCAGTTCCCTGCACAACCGGGTCAGCGAGCTGATCTCCCTGTCGATTGTCATGGCAGCCGAAATGAAGCGCACCATGAACGACCTCTACGAGGCCGAGCGCAAGGACGACACCCCCACCCCGCTGGAACAGGCAGCGGCAGAAAATGATGGTTTTGAAGAAGCCGAACCCGCCGACGTTGAAGCCGACGATGAAGAATAAATAGGAGGACACATACTATGGCAACCGCAAAAAAGAGCACCGAACTGGCCCCCGTTGAGAACTTCGCCCTGACCACCGCCTACGACGGTCTCGACCCGGAACTGGCAGCCGAACTCAAGGATCAGATGGACGATCTGGACGATGAATCCGGCATCAACTGCCGAACCATCAAGATTCCCTCTGGCGGCAGCCTTGCCTTCACGGTGCAGGGCGACGAGGACGGCGATGAGGACTATCCCAAGGACATCGAGGGCGTGATTGTATTCACGCACCGCATGAACGGCTACTGGCCGAACGCTTTCGGCAGCAGCACCAACCCGGAGGACAAGATCCCGGTCTGCTCCAGCATGGACGGCAAGTCCGGCCTGAACATTCGGACCGGCGAGATTTGCGAATGCGACAAGTGCCCCTGCAACCAGTACGGCAGCGACCCGAATGGCGGCAAGGGCAAGGCTTGCAAGAATATGCGCCGGATCTACCTCATGCGCAGCAACGACCCGAACCTCTATCTCCTTACGGTGCCGCCCACAAGCATCAAGGAAGTGAACAAGGCCCTCACCCGCATCATGGCCTCCAAGGGCATCCCCTACACCAACCTGATCGTCGGCTTCAAGCTGGCCAAGGCCACCAACGCCAACGGCATCAATTACGCCACCGTGGTGGTCGACAAGCGTGGCATCCTGCCCCCGGCAGCTGCTCAGACCGCCAAGACCATGCGGCAGGAGATCAAGGCAAAGTACAAGGAGATTGCCATCACGATGGACGACTACAGCACCTCGGCCTCCAGCAACACCATGACGGCAGACGAAAGCGCACTGGACGTTCAGGTGTCGGATACGGAGTTCACCGACGTGACCGACAAAGACAAGGATCTCCCCTTTGTTTAATCAGGCAGCAGCCCTATAAAATTTCATGCCCACAGGGGGAACCGCATCGAGGCGGCTCCCCTTAAGGCATAAAGGGGAACAGATATGAAATTCAAGAAAGAATGGCGGTGGAGGCAGCATGGCGGCAAGAGAGATAGATCTTGATAAGGTGGTGGATTACCGTGCCGAGTACACCGCCGTGGTTCAGAAATACAAGCTCACCGGGGACAAGCTGACAGGTCTGTGCCCTTTCCATGAGGACAGGAACAACAGCCTCTCGGTCGATCTCAAGACCGGCAAGTGGCACTGCTTCGCAGAGGACCGGGGCGGCAACTTCGTGTCATTCTGGGCAGAACTGCATGGCGTAGACACAAAAGAGGCATACAAGCAGATTTTGGAGAAATACGGCGTTGCTGCCGAAACCCCGAAACCCGCCAAAAAGGAAAAGGCCACAGCCCTCGAAGATTTCAGCCTTGCCGAGTATGCCTTTGCAAAGCACCTCCCGGAAGAATGGCTGGCCAAGACCTGTCGCCTCGAAACCCGGAAAGACCGCAACAACGGCACTGCATGGCTCTACATTCCCTACTACAACGCAGCTGGAGAAGAATCCACCTACCGCAAGCGGTACGCCCACAAGGACTTCCGCTGGCGCACCGGCAGCTCCGGCAAGATCTGCCTCTACGGTGAGTGGCGCATCCCTGAATTTGCCAACGCTGGGTACGCGGTCATGGTTGAGGGCGAGAGCGACACACAGAGCCTGTGGTACATGGGTATCCCGGCCATCGGTGTGCCGGGGGCCTCAATGTTCAAGCCGGAACAGTCCTCGGTGCTTCAGGGCCTGAAGCTGTACCTGCACCACGAGCCGGACGGCGGCGGCGACACCTTCATCCACAAGATCTGCACCGGCCTCCGGGATGGAGGCTACGAGGGCGAGGTCTACGAGTGGAGCTGCAAGGCCCTCGGCGAAAAAGACCCCTCCGACCTTTACATCAAGCATGGCCGGGAACAGGCTGCCAAGCTGATCCGGGATGCCCTGAAAACCGCAAAACCTGTGGACTACAAAAAAGAGGACATCCCCGAAGCGATCAGCGGCGCACCGATCAGCCTCCGACAGCCGGAGGGCTGGATTTACTCGGACAAGGGAATCAGCCGGATTGACGAAAAGAAGTTCCAGCCGGTCCTCTGCTGCCGCACACCGATCATCCTGACCAAGCGTCTCCAGAGCATCGAAACCGGGGAAGAAAAAATAGAGGTAGCCTTTAAGCGAGACGGCGTCTGGCAGAGTGCCATCTACCCCCGGTCGGTGATCTTCCAGAGCCGCAGCATCACCGCCCTCGCAGATCTCGGCTGCACGATTACCAGTGAGAACTCGAAGCAGGTGGTCCGCTTCCTCGGAAGTCTTGAGGCCGAGAACATCGACATCATCCCCAAAGAGGACAGCACCTCTACCTTCGGATGGCAGCCCGGCAACAGGTTTGTGCCCGGACACGCTGACGGAATCACGCTGGACATCGACCCGTCCCAAAAGGCAATGGCCACGGCCTACTGCCAGAACGGAACCTTTGATAAATGGGTGGAGCACATGGCCCCGCACCGCAGCCGCCAAAAGTTCAGGTTCATCCTTGCAGCCAGCTTTGCCGCCCCGCTCCTGCGGATCGTGAAGCAGCGCATCTTCTTTGTGTACAACTGGGGCGGTTCCAAGGGCGGCAAGACCGCAGCCCTGAAAGCGGCCCTCTCCGCATGGGGAGACCCGGAGCGGTTGATGGTCAACTTCAACGCAACACAGGTCGGCCTCGAACGGACGGCAACATTTTACTGCGACCTCCCCCTCGGCATTGATGAGCGGCAGCTTGCTGGCAACAATCAGGCCGGGCTGGAAAAAATCGTTTACATGATCGCATCCGGCACTGGCAAGATCAGAGGCGCAAAGAGCGGCGGCATTCAGGCCACCCAGCAATGGCGCACCGTCGCTCTGGCCACCGGCGAAGAACCACTCAGCACCGAGACCACGCAAACAGGTGTCTCCACCCGTGTGCTGGAACTTTACGGCGGGCCGTTCGACAACGAGCGGGATGCCGGATTGATGCACCAGCAGTCCGTGATGGACTGCGGCTGGGCTGGTCCGGCCTTCGTCAAGAGGATCATCGCCACCCCGGAGCGCACCATTTGTGATGCCTTCGAGTTGATGCAGAGTTACGTCCACGCAATGGCCAACGGCAAAAACGGCTCCCACGTTTCCGGCATTTCCGCAGTTGCGCTGGCCGATGCCATGATCGATAGCTGGTTCTTCAACACGCAGCAGCAGGGCGACCCCACCGACGAGGCCGACGTTCTGCAGCAGCTGGGCATCCACCCGGAATCGTGGAAAAAAGCCAAGATCATGGCTGCCAGCATTTTGGAGGAACAGGTAGAGAACAACTCAACCGACGTGAACGAAAACGCTGCGCAGTTCATCGTGGACTGGGTCATGTCGAACAAGTCGTACTTCGGAACGCAGGTGATCGGCACCTGCCTCGGTATGATGAACGAGAGCGGCAACACGGTCTATATTTTCCCCTCCATGCTGAATCAGGCCCTCACGAAAGCCGGGTACAGCCCCCGGAAAACCATGAAATATCTGGCCGACAAGAGCCTGATCAGCGTATGGACAGAAAAGAGCGGCAAGGTCACCTACTCCACGGTTCGCCGATTCGGAGACCGAAGCTGCCGCTTTGTCGAGTTCTTCATCGGCAAGCTGGCCGAGAACGAGGACCCGATGGATGCGCTGGAAGAACAGATGGACCGAGAAGAACCGCCTATGCCCCCTGCAGCGGCTCCGTTCCAAAGTTCGGCCACTCAGACCACAATGCAGGACGACTTCACGGTGGTTGACGACTTCGATGACCTACCATTCCCGGTCTAAACCGTTACACCTAAAATTAGGTGTAACGCTAGGTGTAACATTAGGTGTAACACGGAAAAGCAAGCAGCCAAGCAGCTTTTTAATAGATTGTTACACCTATTACACCTAAAATTAAAATACAATATGCTTTTGCACATTTTTGCATTTTGCAAGATTTTAATGCAAAATTGCAAAATTCTTAGAAATACGGTGTGTGTTCAAAATTAGGTGTAACAGGAGTAACAGAGCCGAAAGGACCGCACCACCACAAGGAAAACGCCGTTACACCTGTTTTTCAGAATTAGGTGTAACAGGCCAGACAGGAGGCATTGCAAATGGAAATGACCTACGAGTGGGCCGCCGAGATCCTCGACCCGGAGCATCTGGAGAACTACAGCATCGAAACCGTAAAAGAAGCCTGTCGGATGGGCATGGATGCGCTCAAGAAGCAGATCCCGGCAAAGGTGAATTTGTGGGAAAACTCACAATTCGGAAATTGCCCGCTTTGCCACGAAGTCGTTTATAGACCGGCCCTGCGCAAGCGCGTATATTGCTGCAAGTGCGGCCAAGCATTAAATTGGGAGGATTGAGAAAATGCATGATTACAGTTATAGCGCACATCTGGTGATCAACGATGGGTACGAGGACCGGCTGGACATGACGATCACCTGCCAGAACGCCCAGCAGCTGCTCCGGGCAAAAGACCTCATCGCCGATCAGATGAACGCCTACATCGCAGAGTTCGCCGTTCAGAGCGGCCTGACCGGGGTACCGAGCAATGCCGAGCAGAATGCCGCTGCGCTTCAGACCGTCATTCAGGAGCAGACCGAAAAGGCCAAGCAGCAGGAACCTGAAGAACTCGCCGAGCCGGAGCCGCCCGAAGCTACACCCGATGAGCCGGAGGAAAGCCCCCCCTCGCACGATGATGCGCTCGATGCCGTCTGCTACCGCCCGGATCTCGCATCCTTCAAACTTGTGCCCGCCGAAACTCCCCAAAAGGCAGCGGCACCCGCAGGAGCAAAAGGCTTGATGAGGCTGAAATGCCCGAAGTGCGGCGATGTGTTTGTCGCCTTCACAAAGGACTACCGCACCGAGTGGACCTGCAAGGCGTGCGGCGCAAGGTTCTCGCTGGAAAATACCGCGCTGTTTGAATACGACTGCAGCTGCGGTCGGCACACTTACGGACGGACAAACATCGAGGATGCGGATTTCAGCTGTCCCTGCGGCGATTGCGGCAAGGCGACCACCCTCAAATGGAACCCCAAAGCCAAAAAATACATGGAGTGATGCAGATGCCCGCCTCGGACGACGACCGGGAAATGATGGCCCGGTTCAATGATACCTTCAGGAAGCTCAAGACCAACCGTGAACAGGTGCCGCTGGAAGTCCTCCAGACGAAGTACGGCAAAGCCTACCAGAAGCTGACCAAAGAAATGGCCGATCTTGCTGACTGGTTCGCCGCCCGGCTCCGGGAGAGGATGCCGTTCCCGATGCACCCAAAGGACATCGCCGGGAATCGGCAGCTATCACAGCAGATCGCCGCCGTCCTCGCCGAGGAAAGTCAGCCGGGTGCCCTCATGGACCAGTACCGAAAGGCCCTGATCGATGACCTCGACTATGACAAGTTCCTCGACCTCGTCTGGCAGCTTTACCACCGCACCGAGGAAGCCTACGAACCCTACTGGCAAAAATACAACTTCTGGCACGTTTACCCGGACGGCCACCGCTGGATCAGAAACCACATCACAGGATTCTTCTGGCAGAACGGCCAGCCGCCGGGAAACGATTCGGATTCATTCACCAACGAGGGAGGCTACTGGATGGACTCCAAAGGAGAGTACCAAGGCGCAGCCTTTCCCCCTCACATCAAAGGAGACAAGATATGGACAAGGAAGAATTGATCGCCCGGTTTGAATCGGAGATGGCCAAGGTCAAGCGGCCCGGCATCGACAAGTTGATGGACTACATCCGCAAGAGCGACTTCTACACAGCACCCGCAAGTACGAAGTTCCACCTCTCCTGCGAGAGCGGCCTCCTGCAGCACAGCCTCAATGTGTTGGATGCCCTCCGTGGTCTGCTTCAGGAAGAACAGACCAACGAGGACGGCACGAAAGCATGGTTCTACACGGTAGCCGGGACCTCGGTCGCACAGGTTAAGGATGAGAGCGTCATCCTCATCGCCCTGCTCCACGACATCTGCAAGACCTACTTCTACAGCACCAGCACCCGGAACGTCAAGAACGAAAAGACCGGGAAATGGGAAAAGGTGCCGTTCTACACGGTCAACGATTTGATGCCCCTCGGCCACGGCCCCAAGAGTGCCATGCTGATCAAGAATTACATCAAGCTCACCTCGGAGGAAATGTACGCCATCTGGTGGCACATGGGCTTCACTGATCAGCACACCGACACCATGAGCCTCGCCGCAGCGATTCAGAAATACCCCATCGTCTGGGCACTCCACACCGCCGACATGATGGCCTCGAATTTCATGGAGGACAAGGACGGCAACAAAAAGGGCTTCGAGTGGCAGGAACTCGGTGCCGAGAATTCCAGCAACAGCACAGGTCAGTACGCCGACAACCCGGCTCTGCCCAGCGATAGCGACGAGCCTGTGTTCATGGAGGCCGCACCATGCTGATCGAAGAAGTTGAGTGCAGGGCAAGGGCCAGAGAAAAGGAAAAGGCTGCGCTCATGCGGGATGCAAAGCTGGAGGTCGCCTATAACATTATTTCGGAGGTTTACCGGGAGGCTGCTGCAGAAAGCTACCCCAACTGGACAAAGCAAAAGCAGAATGACATGGACGAAGTCGCGGATTGCACCCATGTAATTCTCAAACAGATCATCTACCTTTCACACAAACTGGAGGACCTGAACACATGAACATTACCAGAAACCTCCTGCACGAGTGGTACCACGGCGGGGCCAGAACCCCGGCAGACGTTCAGAGGCTGGCGCAGGAGAACCTCGGCCTGACGCTCGCCGCCGAAAAAGTCAAAAAGATCCTCGAAGATCAGATTCCTCTGGAACAGTGGTATCAGACAAGGATCATGGCAGCCATTCGGCAGCTTTACCCGGAAGCCTTTGTCCGCAAGATTGCAGCCGGAGTTTACAGTGAGCGTGGATTCCCGGATGTACTGGTGATCATTGATGGCCTGTACATCGGCCTCGAAATCAAGCGACCATTCCTCGGAAAGCCGACCCCGCTCCAACTCGACACCATCGAAGCAATTAAGAGAGCCGGAGGAACGGCGAGAGTCGTCTGTCTCCCGGAAGAAGCAGTGGATGCCATCGAATATGCTACAGCAGGTCTTTGATATTTTGTGGGAGGCTGCGCAGGATGCCGCCCATCGCATCTCGGACTTCTTCAGGAGGATCTGCGAATTGGTCAAAGAGGTATCGCAGAAAATCCTCCGGGCATACGCCGGAAACATGGCATCCATCTATGGCCTTGCCACCGAGAAGCAGATCCGGCTCATGTACCATCGGAGGCCGAGGATTCGGAAGAAGTGGTATCACATCATCCTGCGCCGCATCCGCAGGTTTTTGAAAACGGCGGTGATTCCGACATGAAGAAGAAAAACGCTATCCCATTCAAACCGAAGCCGTTCAGCCTGAAATCCAAGGCCAAGCAGCGCACGGCAGAGGACGCACTGGCCGGGATGCGCACCCTCCCGATTCCAGCCCTCGTCACGACCATCAACATGATGATCGGCGTTCTTTCGGAGCGAGGATTCCAGATCTACGACTGGGACAACAAGGACAAGGCGGTCTATAAGCTGGTGTTCAGAGGCGGCAAAATCTACGCCCTCATTCCGCACACTGCCAAAAAGGAGGATGCCTCCCATGCAGAAACACCCGTCTCAGATGAGCGAGGATGAGCGCATCTTCCTCAAGCGATACCTGAGCCAATATTACCGAGCAAAGGAGCGGCAGAAGATCCTGCGGGAAAGGCTGGTCGACATTCGGACAGAACTGGACCCAGCCGGAAAGAACGGTCGAAACACATCCCTCGCCATCAAGATGGCCGAAATTGAGGACAGAATCGCCCGGCAGTCGGAGATCGAAGCGACGGCCATTCTGGACATTATGGATGTCCTAGAATTCCTCCCGCAGGATTCCGTAGAGCGGGAGATCATGGAAATGCGCCACATCGACTGCAAGCCATGGAACGAGATCATGCGCACCATCCACCTGTCAAGGGCACCGTGCTTCAGGCGGTACAGCACAGGGCTGGAATGGCTATACACCTACAAAAAGGTGCGCACCACGCTGGCCGAGTTCAGGGCGAGGGTCGAGCGCACAGAAAAGGACGGCCACTAAAAAACAAAGACCGGGGCATAGTTCCGGGGCAGCACACTGGGAATTCCCGCACAGAGAAATCCCGGCCAAGGCTCCCGGCTATGCCCCGGCTTTTTCTTTTCCCATTTTGGATTTTAGGCTCACCCCTCGCACACCCCGGATTCCATGCCCCGGCTGTCGCCCGGAAATTTTGCGCCGTGTTCAGGGCTTCAAAAAAGCGCAAAACCATACGCCCGGAAACAAAGCACCCCCTGTCTGGCCCTGCTTTTTACCAGCGGTAAAAACAGCCACTGTGTGGCGTTGGAGCAAGGTCGTTCGGAACCGTGGACACCCGGCAGCGCAGCCACACAGCACAGAGCAGCGCAGGGGCGCAGCGGGGTCGAGGCGGGGCAACCGCAGGGCAGCGAAAGAAGATACCCAAAGAGACCCCAGAAGTCAATACAATGGTCGCATGGACAAGGGCCAGCCCGCCCAAGCCCATCACGAGTAGGCATCGTGTTGTGTTCTCTCCTTTATACCTTTTCACGGACAAAGGCGCACCCCGCAACCACGCTCGGTGCGCCTTTGTGTTGGAGAGAGAGGGGCTACCCCCCTCCCCGGCCACGGCGTAGGTACTACCCCGCCCGGAGAATGATGCGGGGCGAGGAAGGCCCGAAGGTTTTTCGCCTGAAAACTAAAAAAATTTTAGCATTTCGTTACGCAAACCCCATTCAGACCCCACACAGGAGGTGAACACCATGCAGCAGACCAACCCCATGCGGATGGAGAGACGGCGACTTGCCGACCTCATTCCCGCCGCCTACAACCCCAGAAAAGCCCTGACCCCGGAGGACCCGGAGTATCAGGACATAAAGGCCAGCATTCAGGGGCTGGGCTACGCTGACCCCATCGTCATAAATTACGATGGCACAATCATCAAAGGCCACCAGCGGCGTACCGTGATGATGGACATGGGCATCGAAGAAGCCGAGGTCGTCGTTCTGGACATCCGGGACAAGGCCAAGGAAAAGATGATCAACGTGGCCCTGAACAAGATCACCGGCAAGTGGGATCTTCAGATTTTGAAAGACCTCCTGTCCGATCTTGATCTCAACGGCTACGACTTCTCCGTGACCGGCTTCCATCAGGATGACCTCGAAGATTTGATCCAGCAGCTGGATGTGCCGGAAGAAGCCCATGATGACGACTTCGACCCGGATGCAGCCAAGGAAGAAATCGAAGCCCCGGTCACACGCCGGGGCGACATTTGGAAGCTGGGCCGCCACCGCCTGATGTGCGGCGATGCCACATCTCTGGACGATGCGGAAATTCTCATGGCTGGGAACAAACTCGACCTCGTAATCACTGACCCGCCATACAACGTGGACTACGGCGCAAAAGTTGGTTTTCTGAACGACTACCTCGACCAGACCGACAGCCGCACGAACAGCGTCATCGAGAACGACCACATGGACGCGGCCAGCTTTTACAGTTTTCTGCTGGCAGCATTTCAGGCCATGAACGATGCCATGCGTACAGGCGCAGCGATTTATGTTTTTCACGCCGAGAGTACCGGGCTTCAGTTCCGGCAAGCCTATTCTGATGCCGGACTGAAACTGGCCCAGTGTCTGATATGGGAGAAAAACGCATTTGTTCTTGGTCGCCAAGACTATCAGTGGCGGCACGAACCGATTCTCTACGGCTGGAAAGAGGGAGCGGGTCATTACTTCATCAATGACCGCACACAGGACACCGTTCTTCTGGACGACCTGCCCGACTTCCAGTCAATGAAGAAGCAGGAACTTCTGGCCTTCATCGACCAGATGCTCCGGGAATACAAGGATCAGACCACGGTTCACTTTGAGCCGAAACCGACCCGAAACGATATGCACCCGACCATGAAGCCTGTACCTCTGATCGGACGGTTGATGAACAACTCTAGCCGCCCCGGATGGATGGTCGGTGACTTTTTCGCCGGGAGCGGGTCCACCCTGATGGCAGCAGAGCAGCTCGGACGGACGGCATTCTGCATGGAACTGGACGAGAAGAACTGCGACGTAATCATAAAGCGGTGGGAAACCTACACCGGGCAAAAGGCAGAGAAGCTCTAACCGCCGTATGACAGACCACGAATTACAACTAGCTATCAGCGGGGGGGGGGCTCTATTTGAACGATAAAGGCGAAGTTGCAGGCGGCTCCATGTACCGCGTGGAGGTCATCGCCAAACTGTTCGGAGTAACCGTCCGCCGTATTCAGCAACTCACACAGGAGGGCGTTCTTCCCACGACCGAGACCCCGGAGGGTAGACGTTACGATCTGGTTCCCACGATCCAGAAGTACGTCAAATACCTTTCGGACAAAGCCTACGGCAAGAACCGCTCCGAAAAAGAAATGGACCTGAGAGAACAAAAACTTCAGGCCGATATCGCCCTGAAAGAAGCGCAGGGCGAACTCCACAACATGAAGCTGTCCGTTGCATCCGGGCAGCTTGTGGACGTGGAAAAGGTCAAAGAGGACTACAGTCGATTCTTCACGACCTTCAAAAAATTCGCCATGTCGCTCCCCGGACGGCTGACCAGCATGGTGAGCGGCTACGTCGAACCACTAGAAGCCCGGAAGATAGAACGTGACCTGCAGGGGGAGGTCAATCGACAACTCGAAGCGTTCTATCTGGCCGCAGTAACAGAAATCCCGGACAAGGGCAATGGCAGCAAACCGAAAGCCCCGGATTCGTAAATTTCTGGTAACCCCCTACCAAAAAGAGGCCCTGCGCTACCTTCGCCCGCCAGAGGACATCAATGTCTCAGAGTGGGCGGCAAAGTATCGAATGCTGGAGAGCAAGACCGCATCCGTGTCTGGTCCATGGATGAACGACAAGACCCCATACCTCGTGGGCATCATGGACGAACTCCGAAACTATGAAACGGAGGAAATCGACTTCATCAAGCCATCGCAGGTCGGCGGCACTGAGGTGATCTTGAACTGCATCGGTTACATCGTGCAGCAGGACCCCTCCCCAACAATGGTCGTTTACCCCATCGACACACTCGGCAAGAGCGTGTCCGCCAACCGCATCGAGCCGATGCTGCTGGCATCTCCGACACTGAAAAGCCTGTACCACAAGGAAGAATCCTCCGTGATGGAGCTTCAGTTTGACGGAATGTACCTCTCACTGGTCGGCTCAAACTCCCCGGCAAGCCTCGCAAGTAAGGCAATTCGCTTCCTCTTTCTGGATGAGGTGGACAAGTACCCCGGAGCCAGCAAAAAGGAAGCGAACCCCATCAAGCTGGCAACGGAACGAACCAAAACGTTCCACAACAGAAAAATCTTTATGACCTCCACCCCGACGCTTCGGACAGGCCCTATCTGGAAAGCCCTCGAAAGCGCGGACGAGGTCCGGCACTACTTCGTGCCATGCCCACACTGCGGGAAATTCATCGAACTCAAATGGGCGCAGATGAAATTCCCCGGCGACAAAAGTCTCTCCAACGCAGATCGGGCAGCCAAGTGCTACTACGTCTGCCAGAAGTGCGGCGGCATCATTACCGACCGCCACAAGCCGCAGATGCTCCGGGAGGGCCAGTGGAGAGCCGTGGAATCCAAGACCCAGCTGGTCAAAAAGGTGGCGTTCTGGATGAACACCCTCTACTCGCCGTTTGTTCGCTTTTCGGAGGTTGTCAATGAATTTCTGGACAGCAAGGACGACCCGGAGAAGCTGCAGAACTTTGTGAACAGCTGGCTGGCAGAGCCGTGGGAGGACACCAAACTCAAAACCAGCGCAGACCTCGTCCTCGAACGACAGACCGATCTGCCGGAGTACATGGTTCCGACGTGGGCCAAGTTGCTCACAGGCGGCGTGGACGTGCAGGAGAACTGCCTCTACTGGACGATCAGAGCGTGGGGCGATTTCATCACCTCGCAGAACATCGCCCACGGTCAGGCTTTCAGCTTTGCCGAGGTCGAACAGGTGATGAACCTGCAATACCCACGGCAGGACGGCGG